CACGTCGGGGATCATCCTCGACCGCAAGATGCCGTATGTGCACCTCTGCCTGCCGATGCGGTTCGAAGCCGATCGTCGTTGCGTGACGCCGATTTTCACAGACCCGCGAACCTACGACGGAGAACTGCTGTTCCCGGAGCGGTTCGGCGAGGCGCAGGTCGCGGACCTTGAGAAGACGCTGATGGCTTACGCCACCGCCGGCCAGTTGCAGCAGCGTCCCACGCCCCGCGGCGGCGGGATGATCAAGCGGCAGTGGTTGCCGATCGTCAAAGCCATCCCGGCCGGATGCCGCTGGGTCAGGGCGTGGGACCTGGCCGCGACCGCAACCGATCAGGCGGCATGGACCGCTGGCGTGAAGATGGGCAAGACGCCCGACGGCCGGTACATCATCGCGGACGTTCGCCGGATTCAGGGCAGCGCGAACGACGTGGAGCAACTGCTAAGGTCGACGGCGTCACAGGACGGAACCGAAGTGCGCGGGTCGATCCCGCAGGATCCCGGTCAGGCCGGCAAGGCGCAGGTCCAGTACCTGATCAAGCAGCTTGCAGGTTTTGCCTACACGGCATCACCGGAAAGCGGAGACAAGGCGACCCGGGCCGAGCCATTGGCCGCCCAGGCCGAAGCAGGAAACGTGATGCTGCTCGAGGGCGAGTGGAATCAGGCCTTCATCGAGGAGGCCGAAACCTTCCCGCGAGGGAAGTTCAAGGACCAGGTGGACGCCGCAAGCCGGGCGTTCGCGGAACTGGTGAGCGGCTCTAACTACACCCTCGCCAACGTCTAGGAGGCGGAATGTCAAAGCCACGCTATCGCCTCAAGGCGGATGGCTCCGTTCTCCGCATGGGGGACAGCCTGCAGAACCTGACGGCCGGCCTCGGCACATCCCGAGACAAGGCCGCGCTCTCGGTCTACGTCGACACCTACATGTCCGATGCGGAACTGGTCGCGGCCTACCGCAGTTCATGGCTGGCGCGGAAGATCGTGGATATTCCGGCCTTTGACGCCTGCCGCAAGTGGCGCGCATGGCAGGCCGAGGCCGCGCAGATCACCCTGATCGAGGAGGAAGAGAACCGGCTCGACCTTCGGCGCAAGGTGCTGCAAGCGAAGATCGCGGCCCGGCTGTTCGGTGGTGCCGCGCTGCTGATCGGCACCGGCGAGCGCGATGTGACCCAGCCGCTTGACCCGGAGCGGATCAAGAAGGGCGGCATCCGGTACGTGACCTTCCTGCACAAGCGGCACCTCGCCCCTGGCGAGATCGACACAGACCCGGAGTCGCCGCAGTTCGATCAGCCGCGCAACTGGCAACTGGTCACGCCGACCAAGAACCAGCCGGTCATCCACCCGAGCCGGCTTGTCCGCTTCATCGGGACCGAGCAGCCTGACCGGGGCCTCTCGAACCAGAACCCGGGCTGGGGCGACCCCGTGCTGCAGGGCGTCCTCGATGCAGTGCGCAACATGGACGCGACAGCGGGCAACATCGCCTCGCTGGTGTTCGAGGCGAAGGTCGACACGATCGGCGTGCCCAACTTCATGATGAATGTGGGGAGCGCGGAGTACCGGCAGAAGATCATCGAGCGGTTCCAGCTTGCCGAGATGGGCAAGGGCATCAACGGCACCCTGATGCACGACACCGAGGAGACCTTGGGACAGAAGTCGGCAAGCTTTGCCTCGCTGCCTGACGTGTTGGACCGGTTCATGCAACTCGCGTCAGGCGCGGCCGATATTCCGATGACCCGCCTGCTCGGCCAGTCGCCGGCAGGGATGAACGCCACCGGCGACGGCGACATGCGGAACTACTATGACCGCATCGAGGCCATGCAGACGCTCGAGGTCGGCCCGGCGATGGATATCCTGGACGAGTGCCTGCTGCGCTCCGCGCTTGGCTCGCGGCCCGACGAGGTGCACTACACCTGGAATACGCTCTGGCAGATGACCGCCAAGGAGAAGGCGGAAATCGGCAAGATTCAGGCCGACATGGTCAAGGTGCTGCGCGACACGCAGTTGATCCCTGACGAGCCACTCGGTGAGGCGGCGGTTAACGCCATCACGGAGTCGGGCGCGATGCCGGGCCTCGAGGGGGCTGTGAAATCCTTCTACGAGGAGCATCCCGAAGGTGAGGAGGGCGACGATGAGCTGGATCCTGACGGCACTGGCAATGGTTCGGAACCTGATCCTGATGCGGCAACAGAACCGGGCGCCGAGCCTCGGCCGAAGGCCACCCCGGTAACGGATGCCGCGCCGCGCACGCTCTACATCAGCCGCAAGGTAGTGAACGGTAATGAAATCCTCACCTGGGCCAAGGAGCAGGGCTTCACCCAGACAGTGCCGGCCGACGAGTTGCACGTTACGATCGCCTACAGCCGCACGCCGCTGGACTGGATGAAGCTTGGCGAGCCATGGGAATCTGAAATGGAGATCGCCGCCGGCGGGCCTCGCCTTATGGACCGGTTCGGGTCAGCCGGTGACGCAACGGTGCTTCTGTTCAACAAGTCCTCGCTGACCTGGCGCAACGAGGAAGTCACCAGGGCTGGCGGCTCGTGGGACCATGCCGAGTACCAGCCGCACATCACCATCGCCTACGGCGAAGCGCCTGACCTGGCCTCGATCGTGCCGTACCGCGGCGTGATCAAGCTTGGCCCGGAAATCTTCGCCGAAGTGGACGAGAACTGGAAAGCAAAGGTGCTGGCATGACCGACCATCGCTTCACTGATACCGCAACCATGGACGCGACACGGCTGACGACCGACGGCTACCTTGTCGCCGAGGCCTTCGTCGCCCGCACGGGGATCCAGCTTTACCGAGGCGCCGAGGTCGGCCTTGTCGATCGCGACGTGGTTCGCGTCTGGCGCCCGGAGGCCGAGGTCAAGGACGCCGCTTCGGTGCGGACCTACACGCACGCACCGATCACGCTGGGGCATCCCGACGTGATGGTCGACTCGGCCAACTGGAAAGACCTGGCAAAGGGCGAGGTCTCCACCGAGGCTGAATGGAAAGACGGCAAGCTTCGCCTGCCCCTGATCGTCAAGGATGCCGCCGCCATTGCCGCGATCGAGAGCGGCACGCGCGAACTCTCTGCGGGCTACACCTGCGCGCTGGACTTTACCGACGGGAGCACTCCCGAAGGCGAGGCCTATGACGCGGTACAGCGGAATATCCGCATCAACCATTTGGCCATCGTCCCTCGTGGGCGGGCCGGTTCAGAATGCCGCATCGGTGATGCGGATGCATGGGGCGCGAGCCCTCTTTCAGACGCAGGAAAGGAGGTTCCAATGACCCTGCGGAAAATCATGGTGGACGGGCTTGAAGTGGAGGTGACGGACGCTTCCGCCGCCGCCATCGCCAAGCTGCAAAAGACCATCTCCGACATGTCGGCCGAGCAGAAGGCCAAGATGGAGGAGGAAGAGAAGAAGGCGGCCAAGAAGGACGCCGAACTGGCAGCCAAGGACACCGAGATGGCGGCCAAGGATGCCCAGATTGCCGAACTCAAGGGCAAGGTGCTCGACGCCGCGGCTCTGGACAAACTCGTGGCCGATCGCGCCGCGCTGATTGCCCGCGCCAAGGCTCTCGATCCGAAGGTCGTCACCGATGGCAAGTCCGCGGCCGAGATCAAGAAGGCCGTGGTCGAGGCGAAACTCGGCGACGCCGCCAAGGACAAGTCCGAGGCGTATCTGGACGCCGCCTTCGACCTGCTGGGCGATGGCGCGGCCGATCCGCTCAAGGACGCGCTGGGAAAGACCGTCACGCACATCGACGGCGACACCCGCGACGCCGCTCACCAGGCAATGCTCGACCGCACGGCGAACGCCTGGAAAAACACCGCAACGAAAGGGGTGAACTGATATGGGTTCCGTTCAGACTACCTACAGCGCCCAGCACGCCCGCTGGGTTGAGGGCATGGTCCTCAACATGGAGAATGCCGTCATCGTCTCGCGCGTCTGCGAGGACGCCGAAGGCCTCAACTTCGGCAAGGTCGGTGTGCAGGGCACGCTGGACAACCAGGTCGTTGACTCCGAAGTCACCGTCAAGTTCGTCGGCATCGCTGTCCTCGACACCACCCGGCCCACCGGCAAGTACGAGCAGTACGAAACCGCCGCCCTGATGAAAAAGGGCGTCATCGTCTGCTCGGCATCGGAGGCCGTCGCCGTTGGCGACCCGGTGTACTACACCCCCGCCACCGGCGTTCTGTCGAAGACCGCCTCTGGCAACACCCTCATCGCGGGCGCGCAGTGGGACACCAGCACCTCCGGTGCCGGCCTCGCTGCTGTCCGTCTCGGCTGAAAGGAGCCCTGAGCCATGAATATGCATATCAAGGACGCGCAAGGGGCAGCCATGAGCTTCCTGCTGCGTCAGACGACCATGATCGAGCCGGCGGTCTACGCGCTTCAGTATCAGGAAATCCAGTATCCTGCGCTGATCCCCGTCGACTTCTCGGCTCCGGAATGGATCCAGTCCGTGACCTACTTCTCCATGGATGGGGTCGGTCAGGCGCAGTGGTTCAGCGGCCTGGCAAACGACATGCCGAAGGTCGAACTGACCCGCGAGAAGTTCGAGACCAGTGTCTCGATGGCCGCGATCGGCTACGGCTACACGCTCGAGGAACTTGGCACCGCCCAGCTTCTCGGCATGAACCTGACCGCTGACAAGGCCACCCTCGCGCGCCGCGTCGCCGAGGAGAAGATCGATGCGGTTGCCTTCACCGGCGACGCCACGAAGGGCTTCACCGGCCTTGTGAACTCCTCGACCCCGACCTCTGCCCAGGCCCCGGCCGATGGCACGTCGTCGGCCCGGACGTTTGCCAGCAAGACCGCTGACCAGGTGCTGCGGGATATCAACTCGATCCTGACCGGGATCGTGACCGATACCCTCGGCAACTCGATGGCAGACACCCTGCTGCTGCCCTACTCGATCATGCTGGACCTCTCGACCCGCCGGATCGACGCGACCAACCAGACGACCATCCTCGAATGGATCCAGCGGACGAATATCTACACGCTGACCACGGGGCAGCCGCTCACCATCCGCGGCGTCTGGGGCTACCTCGACACCGCTGGTGCGTCGTCTTCCAAGCGTGCAGTGGCCTACCGTCGGTCGCCGGAAGTGCTCAAGCTGCACATCCCGATGCCGTTCCGGTTCCTGCCCGTGTGGCAGACCGGGCCGATGAAGTTCGACGTGCCCGGCATCTTCCGCCTGGGTGGCGTCGATATCCGCCAGCCGAAGGCTGTGCGCTACCTCGACTCGATCTAAGGGGGCACCATGACCAAGATCACGAACGTCTCCAACGGGCCGCGGGGCATCCACACCGAGAACGGGCTGGTTGTGCTGAACCCGGGCGAGACCCGGGATGACATGAAACTGTCCAAGGCCGAACTCGCATCGGCCGAGGAGGGCGACTGGTTCCATGTCGGCGACCTGCCGAAGGCCAAGGCGGAAGCCGATGCCGATGCCAAGGGGCTCAAGGCAGCCCTCAAGGCAGCGGAGGACGCAACCAAGACCGCCCAGGCGGAGCGCGACGCGGAGAAGGCCCGCGCCGATGCTGCCGAGGCAAAGGTGGCGGAACTCACCGCTGCGATTGACGCGGCGACCAAGGCGAAGGGCTGAGCCGGCCTGAATATCAACCCGGTGGGGCTGTGGTGGCCCCACCTGTTTCACGGGAAACATCCGATGTATGGCACCCTGATCGACTTCCGGGCTTATGCCCTGGCACGCGGAGACAGCGCGCCGACCGATGCAGCGGAATCCGTCGCTACCGCCGCGCTGGTCCGCGGCTCTGACTACATTCGCACCCGCTACGTCGTGCGGCTCGGGCTGGCAGACCCTGACGCCGATGCGAACGTGATCGAGGCGACGTACATTGCCGCTCGGCGCGAGATCGGCACGCCCGGCTTCTGGACCGCAACCTATACCCCCGCCTCGGCCAAGACGCTCGTCGCAGTCGACAGCATCAAGTGGCAGGCGGCTGACAATTCCAAGCTGGGGCTCTCAGGGCGCGACCTGGTCGTGCCGTTTGACCCAGCGATCGATGCGCTGCTGATGCCTTGGGGCAACATCGGCGGGACGATGGTCGTATGAGCGGCGCAGACATTGCGGCCGAGGTAGCCGCGGCTCTGGCAGAGGCAGGCACTGCAACAGGCTCCGGCCCCTTGCTGTCCACCCTTCGGAAGCGAACCGGGCCCGAAGTGCCGTGGTCCGGTGTTCCGCTCGAGGACGCCGACGCGCAGATCACTGTGATCCAGAGCCAGCGCAAAGAGCGCGACGGTCAGGGGATGGTGCTGCGAACGGTCAAGATGCTGCTGATCGAGGCCACCGGCGCTATCCCGGCAAAGGGGAACAATGTGGCTGTGGGCGTCGTGCCGGCCGACGTGACTGACGAGACGGTCTGGCTGCGGCTCGGCGAGATCCAGACGGTTGCGCCCGGTGGTGTCGCCGTCCTTTACAAGGCCATGCTTGAGGGATGACCGAACGCGCCGAACTCGACCTCCTGCTTTCTCGGATCGACGTGGAGGTTCGCAAGGCGTTCGAGGCTGCGATTCGCAATCAGGCAGGCCGGATCAACCTCGTCGCCCTGGCTGACGCACTGCGCCGCGGGGATATCGCCGCAGCGCAGGAGATTGCCGCGATCAAGCCAAGGGACGTGGCCCGCATCGGTGAGGTGCTGCGCAACGCCTTCTTCGCAGCCGCTGCCCTCGCTGGCCGGGGCGGCCGGGGCGTTGTCGGCCTGTTCCAGTTTGACGGCCGTCGACCAGAGGCGCTGGCTTGGGCGGAACAGAACAGCGCGCGGCTGATCACCCGCTTGACCGAGGAAAGCCGGGACGCAGTACGTGAGACGATCACTGGCGGGCTGGACCTGAACCGGTCTGCACAGTCCGTGGCCCGGGATATCGCCGGCAGGCGCGTTGGGGCGGCCCGTGTGGGCTCGATCGTAGGTTTGACGGGGCCACAGGCCGCCAGCATCGCCCGGGCCCGTGTGGGCCTGTCCTCGGGCAATCCAGCCGCCATGCGGGACTACCTGAAACTGGCGCTGCGCGACCGCAAGTTCGACAGGCTGGTTCTCCGCGCCATCAAGGAGGGCCGACCGATCAGTCGCGCAGACCTCGACCGCATGCTCGAGGCGCACAAGGTCAAGGCGCTGCGCTACCGCGCCAAGGTCATCGCGCAGGCCGAGACGTTCAAGGCGGCTGCGGCTGGGCGCGATCAGGCTTACCGCCAGATGCTGGAAATGGACGGCGTGACCGGCGTGACCGTGCGGTGGCAGCACAACTTGTCGGCCGAGCCTCGGGTGGAGCACATCGCAATGGGCGGCACAGTGCTGCCGATCGGGCAGCCGTTCGTTTTCCCGGACGAGACGGCGATGCTGCACCCCCACGATGACACCGCCCCGGCGCGGCACGTCATCGGGTGCAAGTGCATCGCGGTCTATCGGGTGCAGGTGGAGAAGGGCTGAGGCATGAAATACTCTGCAGAGCAGGGCGATAGGGGTGCAGTCACGCTGGACGGCAAACCACTGAAGGACGTTCTCGAGTGCGACCCGGAGCAGGGCTATGCCGTGGTCGTCGTCAAGAAGGACGGCCGCTTGGTGATTGACGGCGACGAGATCACGACCGAGCGGGTCAGCGGCGTCGTGACATTCACGCCCGAAGTTCCGCGCGCCTGATGGCAAAGACCTTCGCGGCCCAAGTCGCCGACTTCAAAGGCCGCACGCTCAAGAACATGCTCTACGTCGCGGTCAACGCGATCCAGGACGTGATGGAGGCGGCACAGACGCCGCAGCCAGGGGTCGGGCGCACCGGCGGCACATTCATCGAGGGCAGGATCCCTGTGGTGTCCTCGGACCTGATCAACTCCCTGACCGCCGGCAGGGGCTCGGGTGGTGGCGCCAAGGGCGCGCTGTCCTACACCACCGCCATCGTCGGCATGGAGTTGGGCGACAGACTGACTTTCGCGTGGACCTCGCCCTACGCGCTGCGGATCGAGGCCGGGTTCCGGGGAACTGACATTCTGGGCCGAACCTACAACCAAGCCGGCCGCCACTTCGTCGGCAAGAACGCCGAGCGGTTCAGCGAGTTCGTCGCAGCGCGCACAAGGGAGGTCCAATGACCGAGGAAGACATTGCCAACGCCCTTGGCCAGCGACTGGTGGCCGCGCTGCCGCTTTACGAGGTCGTCTTTGAAGGCAGGGACGGCCTCCCGAACCGCCCGTATGTTGCGGCCGAGGTCGTCAGGGTGAAGACGTTTGACGACACGCTGGCCGGAGGTTTCAGGCACTCGGTCGGATTCTTTCAGGCCACGGCGGTCATCGAGGCAGGCATCTTCGCCAGCCCTGCGCTTCACATCGCAGAGCAGATCGCCGAGGGATTTCCCTACGGCACGCGCATCACGATCCCGGGCGGGGTGATCACGATCAAGCAACCGCCAGCGATCCAGCAGGGCATTCGCGATGGCATGGATTACCGCGTGCCTGTTCGCATCGATTACGAGGCTGAGGAGCAATGACCAAGAAGCCCGTCGCGCGAGTTCGGGTCTGGCACCCGATCTACCAGGCCGAGGCGCACCCGCTGCGCCGCGACCTTAAGAAATGGCTGGACAAGGGGTGGATCGTCTCCCCGGCCGCCACCCCTGACCCTGAAACCAAGGCTTAAGAGGAGCCCACCACATGACCAACTTTATCGGTAGCGTTGTCTCGGTCTCGCCGGGCGTCCCTGCGACGTTTGACGACGCCGGCTATGAGGCCCTGACCTGGACCGTCGTTGCGGGCCTTCAGGTCGCCCCCATCCCGGGCATGGAAACCGCCACGATCGACGTGCCCGACCTCACCACCGGCATCACCAAGCGCGAAAAGGGCGCATCGATCGGCCGCGAGACCGAAATGGCGTTCCGCGACGTTCCGGGCAACGCGGGGCAGGCCAACGTCAAGACCTACGCCGCGCCGGACTACGGCGCCGAGGTCAGCGTGCGGATCGTCCTGCCGGATGGCGCGCTGACGCACATCTACATGACCGGGATCATGTACTCCTACATGATCAACGAGGGCACGACCGAAAGCTATCGCGGCTTCACGGTCACGTTTGCCCAGAACTACGAAGAAGTCATCGCGGCGGCTCCGTGAGGCCGTGACAGATGGATTTTTCGCAGTTTGACGCCCGGGGCCAGGCCGAGCGGGGCACCCCGCTGGACCTGGTCCACCCCGTCACCCTCGCCCCGATCATCGACACCGACACGGGTCAGCCGTGCCGCGTCGTGGTCCGGTCGTTCCTCGCCCCCAGCGTCAACGCCGGCATTGCCGCGCTGCGCCGCTCCGGGATGATGAGCGACGAAACCCTGCCCGACGGGATGACGTGGTACGAAGCCCACGACAACACGATCGAGATCGCGGCGCTCTACATCGCCGGGTTCGAGGGCGTGAACCATCCCGAGGGGCGCTCGGCAACAGCAGGCGATGCGCGGTGGTTCCTCTCGCTTGACCTGCCGATCGCGAAGGACGAAGCGGCTGCCGGCATGACCAAGCCGACCAAGCCATTCGCGCAGCAGATCCTTGAGGCGGTGCAGAATGAGCGGAACAGCCTGGGAAACGCGCCCGCGCCCTGACGCTCTGGGCGCAGCAACTCGGCTGGCTCCACGCCATTCCAGGTAAGGACGACAAGAGCCGGCTTGAGCGCGCGATCGAGGCGCGGATCAACCCGCCGCTGCCAGAAGTCGGGCCGGCTCAATACCTC